GTAATTACCAATGTCTGTTTCAGTAGATACAACTTTAATTGTGCTACCTTGGTTGTAATAATTGTATTTGCTAAATCCTTCATCAGAGGATTGTTTCTTCAAGAATATGTATTTTGTAGATGAGTTAGTTAACGGATCAACAACATTGTCAAAAATATCTGGATCGTCTACACTTCCGTCATCATTTAAATCAAAGAAACTTACTTCAACTTTTTTGCTATTAATATATCCGTCTGTATTTCTAAACTCGTTAACAATTTCCCAATTAATATCATTGTTGAATGCATTTAATGAATCAGGCTTGTTATTAAAGTTCATAATTGCAATTTTATCTTTTACTAATTGTCCTGTCTGTGAATCGTAAATTTTATTTTGTCCATCAAAGTAAAAACTTAATTCTGTATCGCTTTCAAAAACATACCTTAATCCTCTACTCGTAACAGTATACTTTTCGCCATTAGTTTCAAAAAGAACAATCCAACTTGAGTCAAGTTGGTTTTTAGTTACATCACCCGTTTTACCATTACTAAACACATCTACTGTATTCAAGTTTTCATTAATAATTACTCTCCAGTTACGATTAACTTGATCGTAACGTAGTGCAAATGTTTTGTATGCAAACACTTGATCAATAATCTGTGATCTAATATCAGGAGTAATGTCTTTAACTATTTTTGGCTTGACTTCTTCAAGCACACTATTAGCAGGAAGAATTTCGTTAAACACAATAGGGCCTGTGCCTGTAACACTATCTACATTTGTACCTGCACCGTTAACACTAATAACTTTTACCCATTTATAATCACTAGCTCCTTTTGCTGATGCGTCACTTGTAAGTTCTCCGTCGCCGATAAAATAAAAACCTAGTGGCGACTTAAATTTAAGCAATGCGCCTGCTTCTACATATTTTAAAGAACCTCCAGTAAATGATCCTACTTGATATGGAACATCACTAATATTTTGTAGTAAGCCTGTTGAACTATTTGTAGTCTTTGTTGACTGCTTCCATCTAGCATTTAGATCACTAACAATAATTTTAGCATAATTACCAAAATAAAAATTACTAATTGCTCTACTTTGTATAATAGGTAATATAGTATTCTCTATTGCACCTTCAATATCTGTTTGTGTGTTAAACGTAAACGACGTTTTGCTTTCGTATGGTTCTCTATAAAGTACACCATCTGATCCGTAAAGATTTGTACTTGAATATTTTCCTGTAGCATCTTTCAAATCAAAGTATCTACTAATACCACTTGTTGTTCTATTTGTTGATTTGACTTTAACAATTTCTTGGTTACTAGTCAAAGGAACAATATTATAATCCTCACCAGTAATCATTCTGTTTTGTGTGTAATAAGTTTGCGGAGCATTCTGTCTAATGTCTGCAGATGATTCACTAGTTGTAGCGTTAGTAACTGCTGTTTTAAGTTCAACCCCAATAGTTAATGTTTCAGTTGTACCTGATTGACTAACATAAGGTAATGTAAATGTAATACCAGTTAATTCGCTTGGTGCAATAGACATTAATCTATTAGCACTAGTTCTATAATATACTCTGAACTGTCCTGATGGTGTGTTACCAAAAGTTCCATCTGCAAATACTAAACTAACTTCGTCATCTGCTCTAGTCTGTACAGCATAAAAATCTCTTACACGTTTATTCAAACTATTGTAAATTGCATTGTTACCTTCTAAAGAATCAACTTTAGACCAAATTCTATCTGGTATTCCAAGATCGTTTAACGAGTACAACCATACATCTGTATCGTTAATGTTTTGTGCTTCGATTGCAATTTTTTGATTTGCACTAGGACTATTAACATTGAATACATTAGATTTTAAACTTCCTTGTCTAAAATGTAAAAAATATCCAGTGTTTGCACTTCCTGAACCTCTACCATCTTCTCTATACAAAAATGCTAAACTTGTTCCTGGTACAGGATTTTCTTCTTTAATTACTTTTCTATCTTCGTCAATACCAGTTGACACCATTTCAAATTGTGTTGGCTGTCCACCTACTGATTTGGTAAAAGAAAAAATAGGAACATCTGCTCCTTCACTGTTAAATCTATACTGCTGTGTAGAAACACCATTAATTGGTACTGTCTTTGCAGGCTTACCTATTGTTCCGTTTTGAGGTAGTGCCGCATTAAGAACACGTCTAAACTGTTCTGCCCAATTTGCGTTACTAGGATCATTCCAAATAATTGTTTGCTCAGCTAAATCACTACCGTTACTGTCTACTAATGATTCTGTAGTGCTTACTGTTTCAAATTTAATAAGACCGTTTGCCGCTTGATTACGTTTAGGATTGTATGAAAGCATACGTGCTAAACGCAGTACTGACTCTCTACGTTCAGCTAATTCTAAAAAGTTTTCTCTTGCGTTTAAGTCAACTCTGTAACTAATATTTTGCCCTAAGAAAGCAATCATATCAATAAGAGCTATATACTCTGATGTATCTACATAGTCGTTAAAATCTTCTGGATAATTTTGTCTTAGATAGGTAATCATTGCCCGTCTAAGTGTGTCAAAGTCATAACTACGGAACTCCGCATTACGGTAGCTTTGATATACTTTCTGCCAATCTTCTGCAAGTAGCAGTCTATTTTGTCTGTCGGTTGATGACATTGGTTATCCTTCTTTTAACGCTTACAGTATTTATTATAAACAATAATACTAGTAGTTAATTGTGTCACGCTAACCCAACATTCTTATCAAACTGCATTTTTAATTGTTCACTAATATTATAGTCTAAGTACATTAGTGTGCATTCAATTTGAAGTCCGCTTTCATATTCTGAAACTTGAACGCCTGATGCTCTTGTTCTTGGGTCATAATTAACAATATTTGTAACGTTAGCTGTAATCGCTTCTTTTAATCTTGTTGTTAATGGTTCGTATAGTGCTTCCCAGATAATACAACCAAACGTAGGATCGGATATCTTTTCTCCTTGTCTAATATTAAGATGATTAAGTAAATTCTGTTTAATCAAAGCAATGTCGAACTGCTGAAAGGAGCTATTTTCAGCATTAACTGTGCTGAATCCTCTATATGTTTTTGACCTAATAGGATTTTTCTTCTCTTTCTTAGGTGTAATTTTAATCTGTTTATATAAATCTGTTGCCATATTAATATTTACCTTCTTTAAGGACCAGCAAAAACTGTAGGACTTCCTGTTGCTACGCTAGTACAACCTGTAATAGCATCACCAACTCTTCCTATGCCTTTGCCGTTAGCGAATACTTCCGTACTACCTGTTGTAATAGGTGCGGCATGACTTGGGCATGGAACAGGCGGTAGTAAATGTGATGTGTTGTTATCATCTTGCCGAGATACTCCAGTTCCGTTAACAAAAATATCACCACTGCACTGATCTCTTTTTGGGGTAGAACAGTGTGCTACATCTGAATCTACGCTATCACCTCTACATACTGCCGGCACGTTCAATCTCCATTAATTTTTGTAATTTTCCATTCCATTGTTCTATTTCTTCGTGTTGTTCTTCTGTATGAGGTTCTGGCGGGATCTCAGGCAAAAACTCTATTACATGATCAAAGTCGTTAGGTATTGCATCATAGTCTGTAAATGTTTGCAATACATTATTTTTCATTACTACAAATTTATGCATTAAAATGGTCCATCTTTTGATTTTACTGTTGCTGTTCCTTCGCCAACGTCAATAGGAGTTGTTGTTGACAATGAATAAATTGGTGTTAATTCGTCATTAATAATACGTTGGTAAAATCCTTTACCTAATTTAATTCTACTATTAGTGTTTGATTGGCCGCCGGCATATCCAACTGCTTTTTGGAATTCTGATCCTAATGAATTAAAGTCAGTGCTTGTCCAAGTAACACTTTTACTAGCAAGATATGCACATGCTATATCTGTTGATTTTATTGGATCATTTGCTAGATCTGGGTTTTTAATAATATCAACTCCTGCAAGGCCGCCGTATTTCTTATAATTGTTTTTACCTGTAATTTGTATAAGGCCTCGACCTCTATATCTGTATCCGTCGCCAGTTGATGCATTGCCATTACCCATTCTATTTCCATATACAGAGTTTGCAATCGCAGACGGACCAGCATCTGCTAGTTGTCTAGCTTTTATTCTGCCTTGCGTTGAAGCAAATATATTTGGCCATACAGCAATTAATCTGTCTGCACTATATCTCATGTTTTCACACTTAGGTTCAAATGCACATTCTTTTTGTACCTGTGCCATTGCCATTGCAAGTGCTGTTGCATTTTGTGATTTCCAAGTTACAGCATCAAGACCTAATTTTTTAATTAATGCTCCTAAGAAATATCGTTGTTGTTCAATTACAGGAACAGGATCTGCAGGTTGTTTTCCTGTAGTACCGTCTGTATCTCTACTTGGTACTACTTCTATTTCTTCTCGCACTCTCTTGCCGTCTTTTTCGATGAAAGGATCTTGTGCATTGTAGATTCCTGATGTTTCTGTGTAGTCAGGTTGATCTGCTTCTTTATCAATTAACGGAGATTGAACTCTTACTTCAGGTGAAGGAGACTCAATACTTACTGTGACTCCAGGTGTATGTCCTTTCGGGTTATAATTCTCGTGTGCGTCCCAAGGTTCGTGCCTCGGTATACGTCTTGGACGTAATGCAACCTTTGCTTCATCTGCTCTATTTGCATCTGCTGTAACTCTTAATGGATTTCCATCAGCATCATTAATAACTTGATTATCTTTATCAAGTACTTGATCGTTGTTATCCATTGATAAATTAGTTACTGGCAAAGTAAATGTATCACCAATTGAATCTGCTGTGTCTGCTGATGTAGCTGGTATTGTACTATTCATATGTATCTGGTTACCTGCTGTCTCAAGATGATTAACACTAGATTTAATTTCTGTGTTTCCTGTAAGAGCATCAAATTTGTTGTTTAGAAAACTTCTAATTTGTGTACTTCCATAGCTGGTTAATTTGTTATCACCAAGTGTGTTTAGATTAAACGCACCATTTATAGTTTGTCTATAATCACCTACTACTTTACTATGGAAATTTGCATTTATAGCAATGTGTCCATCTTTACTAACTTGTAAATTATAATCACCGTTAATTGTTGTACGCTGTGTTCCTCTAATCTGCACATCTTCGTCTTCACCTACAGCTCTTGTATTAAGTGCACCAACCCAAACATCTCTATCTGCTCCAACAAATTCTTTAGAATCTTTTGCAACACTTACATCACTGTCTTGATTTACTCTATGTTTAAAATCACGTCCAGTTGTAAAGTTTGTATCTCTACCTGACTGCATATTGATATCTCTGTCAGCAGTAATGTTTAAGTCTGTTTCTGTTCTAATATTAATACTGTCTTGTGAATAGATATCAATTTTACCATTACCTGTAAGTTCAATCCAAGCACTGCCTTTTGCATTGCCAATATAGATCAGATCTTCTGTGTTATGTAATAGTATTTGATGTCCGGTTCTAGTTTTTAATTTAATGTGTTCGTTGAACGGCAGTGTTACATCAGCTCGAGCAACATCGCCCGGTGTACTTTCGATGTCGTAATATTTTGCACCTACCTGTGTAGCTGGTCCTTCTCGTAATAAAGTAGGATCTCCGTCATCCATTGTAAACGCTGATCCTCCCAACCTACTTCTAAAATAATTAACTTTGTTCTGTGCTTCTCCATATTTGCCTCTAGGTTTGCCAAGACGCTTGTCTAATGGTCCTGGAGTATTCCATCCAAAAACAGTATTTGGGATATCTCTTCTTGAAGTTGTAGATGTTAATCCTCTAATAATATCTTGTTCTAAACCTTGTTGTCCAAGTACTGCTGTCATCATAGGATTATGAGGTCTTGGGAATTTATCTGGATTCATTCCTTGTTTCATTTTTTTGCCGTCAGCTACAGTAACACGCTTATTAAATTCTCCTACTGGTAGTGGTAAATTTTTAAAATCGTTAGCAACGTCTTTTTGAATAATATTGTTTCCTTTATCTGACGGATAACCGCCGGGCACCATATAATTCATATATTCGTCTTGAATACACCCAATCCAAAATCCTTGGTTAGGTAATCCTTCAGCAAAAATAACTAAAACTTTAACACCTGGATCAGGTGGTACTGCCCAAAACCCGTAACTTTGTTGTGTATTATAATAGTCAGTATTTTTAGTGTTGCTTTCAACATTATTAACACCATAAAATGGCATACAATATCTTACAGTAAAAAGTTGGCCTTCTTGTTCATCATCATTAGAAGATACTACATTAGATAAAAGTTGTACCTTTAGAGATCCTTGTCGTTTAGAATCTAGATGACTTACAACTCTTGCTACATATGGTCCAGGAGACATTTTTCTGACTCCTGCACCTGCTGATCTTTTGTTTTGTCCGCCTGATGGTAATTCGTGTTCCATTAATCTATTCCATAAGGAACCCAAAGTCCTTTTTCATCTATATAACCTAAGCTATAGCCTTCTCCGGGTGGTATGGGCCCCACTGTAATAGTGCCACCAGAATCTGCTACTGAAATTTCTTCGCTAGTTGTTGTTTTACTACTAGTGGTAGTTGCTCCAGTTGATCTTCCTTTTGCCATTGCTATAAGTCTGTCATCACTTGCTTTATTTTGTGCATTAGCTTTTTCCCGTGCTGTTTTAGCGCCGGCTAGTTTATCGTTGATAGATTTTTGAATATCTGCGGCTTTCGTCCAATCGATACCTGCTTGTGACAGTGATACGTTGCTTAAATCGTTGTTCATTTTTAATTTTTGGAATTTGTATTCATCTGAATCTTTTGAAACTTTTAATGCTTCTAACTGCCTTAAAACTTTTTCTGCTTCTTTATTAACCTCAACAGCTTTGTCATCATTTGTTTCAGCTTCGTTTTTCTTATCAAAGTTAGGACGTTTAACCATACTAAGTTCTTGTGTAAATGTATTATTTTCTATTCTATTATTAACAGAAATAACTTGATATAATCCACTAAAATAGTTAACTCCACTTAACGGAACTGCTTGCATCTTATAGTTTCCAAGCTCAGCATCAATATCAATAGGGGTTTTAAAATTTATTAAAACATCTACTTGTCCACTTTGATGATCCATACTACCATTAGAGTTAATATTAATATACTCTGTTCTTTCTGCATTAAAATTACCCATGCCACTATCTGCAATGTAATAAGGATCTCCTAATATTCGCATATCTAGAGTAATTAAATCAGCTTCGCTATTAACTATGGCTTCATTAAACGCTCTTGCTACTTGTATTTCAGCTGTTTCGGCTACTGCTCCTGCAGACAACGGAACTGAGTCGTTGGTTACTTCTGACTGTGATTTTCTTCCTCCGTCCTGTCCAACAGCACCACTGCCTTTAGATTCTGAAACCTCAGTTACATCTGTGTCAACTGCTTTATTTGCGACTTTGTTAGATTCTTTGCCGTTCATTTTGTTTATTGCTGAAAAGAATGTGTTGTCTAATCTAATTTCAAAATCTAAGATATCTTTATTCAAACCTGTGTACATGTAGTTGTATGCTTTTGCGGCTTGCTTTATTAAGTTGTCATAGCCTGGTGGAGGATCATTTGGTTTTTGAAAAACACTCATATGAACGTTATACGGAACTACGTTGTATACATATATCCTCGGCATTCTTCCATTTTTCTGTTCTGCTTTTGAATCATGAATAATATACATTTGAGATTCAATTTTAAACCACGGAATCATTCCAGTTTTTTTATCTGGCTTCAGCAGTAATAATTGTTTGCCATAGTCGCTTATTAAAACTAGTTCTTCAATTATACGTTGTAGTTTCGTACCTGCTCTAAATTGTATAGTTCGTTTTTTTGGATCAATTGTTGTAGAACCACGTTTAAAATTCTTAGATGTTTCATCAAATGAAAATGTTGCTTTTCCAAAATCTGTGTTTCCTGCTCCAGTAGGTTCTTCAGGTGCTATTGATGCTAATCCAATGGGGTTGATACCCATATCTTTATCGGTAATAACTTTTTTAATTGACTCGCTTAAATTACCTCTTCTAATACTGTAGCCTAATCGACCTTCAATTAGTTTTTTTCTAGATAATTTTGTTGCATATTTTTTTCCTGCATCATCCCAAAGAGTAGATAATGACACGTCTCCTGTTTGGATAATCTCTAGTGTTTGTTCAGGTGTAAATTCTTTGTATTCTAATTCTCCAGTAGTTGCTGTGTCTTTACCTTTTTTGTTACTGCTATAAAGTTCTGCTTGATCTTTGCTTGCTCTTTTTGTTGGGAACGCAATAATATATTCGTCTACTTCAATTTTACCTGCATCTTTAAGAGCAATAGGATTGCCTTTTTCGTCTTTAAGTTGCTCTTTTATTTTATGTGTATTAAGATTAGTTGCTATACTATTAATTCCTGATTGACATATTTCTGCTAGTGTTCTACCAGAAGCCTGAATGTCAACACTTATACTTTGAGCATTATCAGCAAACGCTTCATCATTAAATGCACTACATAAAAACTGATAAACTGATCCTTCAGTGTCTACATTAAATTCTACACTAACAACTTTTAATGGCAGTAATTTCCTTGCTGTTGGAGCAGATGGATTACTTTTCTCTATATCTTTCCAACCAACAAACATCATTTCTAAAAGCCAAGGTGCTTCTAAATAATTTTTGTATCCAGCGTTAGCCGCGGCAAGTTGCATTGTTTGTAATAACATTCCCATACTGTATGGTTCTCTAACTTCAAATTTAATTTGATGG